CCTCCCCTGCATTCAAGAGAGCACCGGCCTGAATGTTGAGGCGATCCGCCGTGCGCTGCCGGACGAAGCCATCACCAAAAAGGAGTCTGATCATGGTTAACGTAATCCCCTTCAAGTTTGAAGCCCACGCCCTCCGTGTCGTCCTGGATGCCGATGGTCAGCCGTGGTTCAACGCCAACGACGTCTGTGCTGCCCTCGAATTGACGAACCCGCATAAGGCCGTCGCCGATCACGTTGATCCCGAGGACGTGACGAAACGTGACACCCTTACGGCGGGGGGCCGTCAGCAAACGAACCACGTCAACGATTCCGGCCTGTACGCCCTCATCATGGGGAGCAACAAGGACGCGGGGAGAAGGTTCAGACGGTGGGTGCTCCGCGAAGTCTTGCCTGCGGCCCTCACCTGCACCAATCATATCGGCGGCCTGACCGTCGGTAGCCGCTCCCGCACCCAACGCGCCCCCCACCAGGGGGATGCCCTCGCGTTTCACGAGGGCATCCCCGATCACGGCGACGCCGACGACCCCACCACCAATGTTAGGAGAATCAAATGAACCGCGTCTGGGCTGCGAAGATCAGGAAGATCATCGAGGAGATCGCCGACTTCACGACGTCCGTCGGTGACGACCCGTCGGTCCCCATAACGGCGGAGGAGTACAGCTTCCTGCAGGATGAAGTCTCCCATTGGAAGACTACCCTCCTCCCCATCCTCGACACCACCGACATGACCTACCAGTGGCTCCCCAGTTACCTGCGGGACAGCCCCCTGGGGGAGGACCTTGCTGACAGCATCTCCTGCCTGGAGGGGGCGCTCAGGGCGTTCGCCTCGCTGTGCGACAGCGCCCAACCAGAGGACGTCATTGCGTGCCTGGAGGATGCAGTAGAGAATCTGGAGGAGGCCGTCAGATGAAGCCCCCGGTCACTACGCTGGACTTTGAAACCGAGGCCATCGCGCCGTGGCCGGACTACCCCCCGGCCCCCGTTGGTCTGGCGGTGCGCCTGCCCAATGGCGATGCCAGCTACATGGCATGGGGGCACCCCACCGGTAACAACTGCACCCGCGAGGACGTCGCGCGCCTGCTCGCGTCTGTGTGGGATGGCCCCATGCTGTTCCACAACAGCGCGTTCGACGTGGCGGTGGCGATGCGGCACTTCGGCCTGCCCTATCCGCAACCCACTCACGTGCACGACACCATGTTCATGCTGTTCCTCCACGACCCGCATGCCCCCAGCATGGCGTTGAAGCCAGCGGCCGAGCGCCTGCTGGGCCTGCCCCCCGACGAGCAGCGGGAGTTGGAGCAGTGGATTCGCACCAACGTGCGGAGTACTAAGGACTGGGGGGCGTACATCAGCCAAGCCCCCGCCGATCTGGTGGGCCGCTACGCCATTGGCGACGTGGACCGCACCGCTGCGCTGTTCGACCTGCTGTACCCCGCCCTGGCCGGCGCGGGCATGCTGCCAGCGTACGAGCGGGAGCAGCGCCTCCAGCCCATCCTGTTGCGGGGTACTACCCGCGGCATCCGTGTGGACGTGGAGGCGCTGGCGGCTGACGCTGCCGGCTTCCAGGCGGACCTGTTGCGCGCCGACCAGTGGTTGCGCACTACGCTGCACGCTCCCGATCTCAACGTGGACAGCGGTGAGGAGCTGGCCGACGCCCTGGACCGCGCCGGCATGGCCCACGGTTGGCAGAGCACGCCGACCGGCAAGCGGAGCACGTCGCGCGAAGCGCTACGCGCTGCCGTCAGGGACCCGGCGGTGCTGGCCATGCTCGCGTATCGCAACAGCATGGCCACGTGCCTGGGGACTTTCGTCCTCCCCTGGCTGGAGCAGGCCGGGGGCGACGGTCGGTGTCATCCGGCGTGGAACCAAGTCCGGGGGGCGGATTACGGCACCCGAACGGGTAGGTTGTCCTCCAGCAATCCCAACTTCCAGAACGTGCCCAACTCGTTCAACCTTGTGGTGCCTGAGGGCTTCGGTCCTCTGCCCCGGCTGCGCAGGTACCTGCTCCCGGAGCCGGGGCACGTCTGGCTGAAGCGGGACTACTCCCAACAGGAGCTCCGCGTCCTGGGGCACTTCGAGGACGGCCAACTCTGTGCGGCCTACAACCGGGAACCCGCCCTGGACGTGCATGGCTACGCCGCCGATCTCATCCGGCGCTACACCGGTCACACGTTCGACCGCCGCCAGACCAAGATCGTGTCCTTCACCTTAGTCTATGGGGGCGGCATCCCCGCGCTGGCGGCTAAGCTGGAGGCCGGCAACCACGAGGCCGGCGTGCTCAAGGACGCGTACCTGTCCGCCATGCCCGACGTGCGGAAGTTGATGCAGGACGTCAAGGACCGCGGTCGCCGGCGGCTGCCCGTACGCACCACCGGTGGGCGCCTGCTCTACGCGGAACCGCCACGGGCGGGTCGGGAGCAGTCGTTCAAGCTGCTCAATCACCTGATCCAGGGGTCGTCGGCCGACATGACGAAAGAAGCCATCGTGCGATGGGACGCAGCCCGGCTGCCACAGGACGAGTTCCTCGCCACGGTGCACGATGAGATCAACATCAGCGCCCCGGTCGAAACCGCAGAGGAGTCCATGACCCGCCTGCGGGAGGCCATGGCCAGCATACCGTTGGACGTGCCCCTGCTCAGCGAAGGGTTCCGGGGGGCGAACTGGCAAGAACTGGAGGCCGTGGAATGAGTTTCACGAAACCATGCATCAGCGCTTGGTCGTATAGCCGGCTCAAGACCTGGGAGGAGTGCCCTGCGATGGCGCGGTACAAGTTTGTCGATCGGCTGGAGGAGCCCCCCAGCCCGGCTGCCGCGCGGGGGACTGCGCTCCACGCCATGATCGAGAACTATCTCAGGGCCTCGAGCATAGGCGGAGCGGTCCCCCCCGAGCTGCGGCTGGTCGGCGGCTATCTCGACGAGCTACGGCACCCCGGCATCCAGACTGAACTGCAGGCGGCATTCACGGAGCAGTGGGAGCCGGTGGACTGGTTCGACCGGCGTGTGTATTGCCGGGTCATCTTCGATGCAGTGCTCAAGGTGGAGGACACCGTCATCGTAGTGGACCACAAGACCGGCAAGAAGCGCCCCGAGGAGCACGCCGACCAGCTTAGGCTCTACGCGCTGGCTGCGTTCAGACTGTGGCCCGACGTCACGCGGGTTTGCGCTCAGATCATCTATGTTGACCATGGTGAGCGTATGATACTGGAATTCACCCGCGCCGACGAGGCGGGGTTGCGGGAGCAGTGGGATGCGCGCGCGGCTCGCCTGCGTGCGGATGATATCTTCAGTCCGCGCCCCGGCCCCACCTGCCGATGGTGTCACTTCAGGAGGAGCAATGCCGGCCCCTGCATCTTCGGCTAAGCCGCTGGAACGGAACGTGGAGGGGCGCGTAGTGAAGTGGGCGCGGGAGCACGGTTGGCTGGCGTGGAAGTTGTGGACCTTCAACCAAGTCGGACTGCCGGATCGCGTGTTCATCCTGCGCTACCCATCCATAGTGTTTATCGAATTTAAACGTGAAGGGGAGAACCCCCGCCCGGTGCAGGAGCGCGTTGGCAGGATGCTCCTGCAGCGCGGCTTCACCTGGGACGTATGTACTAACTACAATGATGCCATTTGCCTACTCCAAGCCCATATGGACCCCTCACGGCTACCAGCGCCGGGCCATCCAGTTCCTACTGGAGCGCGGCGCAGCGGCCCTGTTTCTTGAACCCGGCTTGGGCAAGACCAGCATCACGCTGGCCGCGTTCAAGGTGCTCAAGGACAAGGGCCTAGCCCAACGCATGCTGGTGATAGCCCCACTGCGGGTAGCCCACAACGTCTGGCCCGTAGAGATATGGAAGTGGGCGGAGTTCGACGGCCTGCGTTGCGTAGTGCTGCACGGGAGCACCAAGGACCGCGCCCTGAGGACGGACGCTGACATTTACGTCATCAACCCCGAGGGGCTCTCGTGGCTCATGACCGAAGGGCGTTGCGCGAAGATCAAGGCCGACGTGTTGTGTATCGACGAACTGTCGAAGTTCAAGCACACGACCACTCAGCGGTTCAAGCTGCTCAAGCCTATGCTGCGGACCTTCCAGCGCCGGTGGGGCCTGACCGGCACCCCCGCCAGCAACGGGCTTATGGACCTGTTTGGCCAGTGCTACGTCCTCGACGAAGGCGCCGCGTTGGGTCGGTGGGTGTCCCACTTCCGCAGCGAGTACTTCACTCAGATCAACACTTACGAGTGGGTGCCGAAGCCCGACGCGTTCGCTCGGGTGTTGGACAAGCTGCGGCCGCTGGCCCTCCATATGGCCGCTGAGGACTACCTGGACCTGCCGGAGCTCGTGCCCCAGACTATCAAGGTCCAACTCTCCAAGGCGGCACGCTCGGCGTATGACCAGATGGAGACGCGGTTCTACTTCGCCCTGGCCAGCACGGAAGTCAGCGCGGTGTCCAAGGCGGCCAGCGGGATCAAGTGCAGGCAGATCGCCAACGGCGCTGCGTACGACGACCTTAGCGCTACGATCCACCTGCACGATGCCAAGCTGGATGCGTTGGGCGAGCTCCTGGAGGAGCTCAACGGCACTCCGGCCCTTGTGCTGTACGAGTTCGACCACGATCGCCAGCGCATCCTGGAGAAGTACCCCGGCACGCCGTGCATCGGCGGGGGGGTCAGCCAGCGGCAGGCGGAAGCGGCCATCATGGAGTTCAACGCGGGCACGCTGCCGATGCTGCTTGCGCACCCCGCGTCCGCGGGACATGGGTTGAACCTGCAGCAAGTGTCTAACCACGTGGTATGGTTTGGCATCCCGTGGGACCTGGAATTGTACGATCAGGCCATAGGGCGGGTGCATCGGCAGGGGAATCCCAATAGTCACGTTTTTGTGCATCATATCGTGGCTGAGAATACACTAGATGAGAAGGTCATGCGTGTGCTGGAGCGCAAGGGCAGAGTGCAGAAGTCCCTACTAGCAGCGCTTAAGGAAGATATCGATGCCGTGAGTGCATGCTAACGCAACCGCTCGCCAGCACCCCCAGGGCAGATGGGGGGGTGAGCGGACCCCGACGCCCGACCCGCCGGGTGACGAATCTGCCAGCGGGCACCTTCACTTATTAGGAGATCATAATGATTGATTGGCTAATGTTGTATGCCGCCTTCGCGGCTGGTGGGTTGTGTGGTATCCTCATGATGGTCATCATTCAAATGGGAGGCGACTAAGATGAGTACTTTCCGCACCGAACGCCGCATCAAGGCAACGACCCGCCCTGCGGCCACGGCCCACCGGGGGGATTGCGCAGTCGCGTGGACCGTAGCGTTGGGCGCCGTCGCGCTGCTGGCCCTCACTCTGGCGGGGGTGGCATGATGCCACGCGCGTTGATACTCGCTACCGCCCTGACGCTCGTTGGCTCCGCCAGCGCCTCACCGGGGGATGATGGCTGCATCGGCAACTGCCCTGGCGGTGGGGGGTCCCCCGCTGCCAGCACCAGCACCAGCACCAGCACCAGCACCAGCACCAGCACCAGCACCAGCACCAGCACCAGCACCAGCACCAGCGGTGCCAGCGCCGTGACCAATGTCACGGTGGACGCCTCGCGGCCGGCGCCCATCGGCCTGCGGCTGGAGCGCGAACGGAACGCACCGAGTGTGACGGCGATGATCCCCACGGCCACCGCGCCTTGTCGCATCCCGGTGGGCGTGGGGGGCAGCGGTCCGGGCATCGGGATCAGCCTCGGGGGCTCCGCGCTGGACGAGGGCTGCGATGCCCGTGAGGACGCACGGCTGCTCCACAACCTGGGGCTGCGGGACGCCGCCATCCGGCGGTTGTGCCTCAAGCCGGAGTTGGCGGCGGCCCTGGGGCCTGCCTGCGCCTGCCCTGGGGGCGACGGCTCCCTGACCTGGGCGCACTCCGGCGGCTGTACGCCCTAGGGCGACGGCGGCTCCTGCGGGGGCCGCTGCTGCGCCTCCACCTGCGGGATTACCCTGGCCATGACCGGATGGGCCACGTGCCACGGCTCCTTAGCCAGGGCGTTGATCAGCACTTGCACTTCGTGCGGCTCCAGGTCCAGGATCATTGCCGCTCCTCCACCGCCTGCAAGCGCGCGTGCAGGGTCTTCACCGCCGACACCAGCGGGGCGATCAGGGACGAGTAGTTCATGGACAGCGGGGCGCCCTCGCCCACCGTCACGGCCAGCGGTAGCGCCTTCAGCACGTCCTGGGCGATGAAGCCCATATGCTGAGCGTTACCCAGCCGCGTGCGGTCCCGCCAGCGGTACGTCACCGGGCGCAGCGCGAGCACGTGGTCGAGGCCCCAGGCGCAGTCCTCAATGTCTTCCTTCAGGTCCGCGTCCGATGGTGACAGCGGGTTCGTGGCGTAGATGGTGGCGTACGGCAGCGCGGCCGTGCCCAGGTTGGCGGTGTTGGCCGCTGGCGGTCGCATGGTGCGGTTGGTCATGTCGAACACCAACAGGACGTCCGCGAAGCCGGTGGAGTTGCCCTGGCCGATGTTCAGTCCGGCATCGTTGGGGCTCATGCCCATGGACCAATGAAACACGCCCCCCTGGAACCACGAGACGGTCGGGGTCTGTCCCTGCGCCGTGACGGCGGCGATCTGCCCCGGCCCGGTGACGATGGCGTCATAACCAACGTTAAACGCCCCCTGCTCCGTGATGGCCACCTGCGTTGCCGAGGCGGACCCTCCGCCGTTGGTGACCGAGAACCGCGTCACGCTGTCGGCTGACAGATACCACGCGCGTGCCACGAGGCCCGAGACGTGCATCTCGTACATGGCGTTGGCGGTGCCGGTCGTGTTCACCCGCGCTAGGCTGCTGCCAGCCAGCCCAACGCCCACCGTCAGCGTAGCCAGCGGCATCACAACGGCGCGGGCACCGCTGCCCTCTACGCGCAACATCTCGTCGCCCCCCGCGTATATCCGTGCGTTGGCGGCGTTGTTGGCGTGGATGTTGACCCCTCCGGGATCGGCCGCAGCCAGGGCGCTGTTCACCTGGACGAGGCCGCCGGCCGCACCCGCACCCGCGATGGACACGTGCCCAGTGGTCGGTCCACTGGCGGTGGGCGTAACGCTGAGGACCCCGGTCACGTTGGAGCCCTGTATGCTGGCGACATTCTGCATCGTCAGGTCGCTGCCCGTACCCGAGTAGGACAGGGTGCTCCCCTGCATAAGCAGCGTGCCCGTCTCGGTTTGCACCGAGAACGCACCCCCCGTCACCGGCACGGTCACGCTCACGGTCGTGGTGGACCATGACATGCGCTTACTGCCGAGCGCGGAGAACCCTGCGACCCCCGCGCTCTCGCGGTACAGGCCGGTGGCCGGCTCCAGGGTGAAGGCCAGTCCTGGTGCGGCCTCCGTGCCGTCGAACAGCTTGAACGGGGCGGTCATCCCCCCCGCCCCGTTCCGCGCCAGCGAGTTGGTCATCTCGTTGGCAAGGTCGTTGAGCGTAGTATTGGCCCACGTTGATTCGATCACGGTCCCCGAAACCACCGGGTTACCCGCGGGCAGCGTATAGACGCCTGAGCCGTTGCGTGGCATGGTCACTCCTCCATCTGTTCGCGGATCAGCCCCGCCAGGGCCGCACCGCCACCGGTGCCGTGCGCCCCCAACAGGGCAGCGGCGCGGGCCGGGGTCTCGATCATCATCCTGCTGAGCGCCGGGCTCAGCGTCTCCGCCCCTGGGGCCAGCATCAGCCGCAGGGCCGCGGGGCTGTTGAGTAGCAGCGCCGTCGCCCCGGCCCCGGCCATCCCCCCGGCCAGCGGTCCCAGGCCCGTAGCCCCACCGAGCAGCGAGCCCACCCCCAGCGCCCCCAGCGCGGGTGCGGCGTAGGCACGGGCCGCCTGACCCGCTGGCTGGCGGACGTGGAACGGCCCCTCGCCCTTGTGCAGCGTGGCTGCCAGGGCGTCGAAGTCGCCGAACAGCCGGCGCTGGTCGTCCGTGAAGATATGCGCATACCCCTTGCCGGCGAGGCGTCCGAATTCCCTCCCCGCTCTCAGCGGGCTGGTCTCGGCGTAGTCCGCAGCCCGTTGGACCAGCATGCTGCGGACGGCATCCTGGCCCTCCGGGTCCAGGGCGTTGAACAGGGCGCGCGACTTGGTCCCCGCCGTAGGGCCGAAGTTGATGGCGATGAGGCGGTCCGGGTCGAAGTCCGGCTTCAACGCGCGTCGGACGTTGGCGGGTTCCTTGAAGACTTCCACGTAGTCCTTGCGGTAGGCCCTGCGGGCTTCATCCCACGCCTGCTTGACGGCCGGGTTGGACCTGCCCCACTCGTTCAAGTCCTGCTCCAGGCCCCTGAACAACTGCTTCATGGCCCCAACCTGCTTCTCGGAGATACCCCCGGTCCCCGCCTGCCGCTCCAGTTGGCGGATGACGTCGCCCAACTCCTCCCGGAACGCGCGCGCCTCGTCGAAGGACAGTTGTGCGGGCTTGACGACCGGTCGGCCGCTGGCCTCCAGAATGGCGCTGGCCTGGGGGCTCGTGCCACGGATGACGTCATCCAGTCGCGCCCTGAGTTGCCGATGGCCGAACTTCTCGAACACGTCCTGCACTTGGCTCTGCTGCTCCAGCGCCGCGCGCCGCAGAGCGGTAGGGACCACTGCGGTCGTGGGGTTGGCAGCGGCAACGCGGCTGACTTCATCGAACAGAGCGCCGGCGCTCCGCTTGGCGGCATCCCGCGCTCGTGCGAGCGAGTCGACTACGGCCTCCTGCGGGAGTTGTCCGGGCCGCGTTGCCACTGGAGTGGCGGCACCCTCCATGGCAGTGCGCAGCGCCTCCTGTTGGCCCTTCAGTCTGACGTCCTGCCGCCCCGCCAGCACCGGGACGTAGCGCCCCACGCGCTCGGCCAGCCCCCCGGACGGGAACCCCAACTGGGACGGGGTGAGCGCGATGCCCTGCTCCAGCGCTCGCCTGTAGAACTCCCCCTGGGGCGTGTCGGCCACCTGCCCCAGTGCGGCGCCCAGAGCCCGACGCCCTGCGCCGACAGCACCACGCGCGACGGCCTCCAGCGGCACGCTGGCTGCACCCCCCAGGGCGCCCCCCAGGCCGCCGGTCAGGGCGGACTGGGCGCGGCTCTCTCCGGGGCCGGTGGGGCTGAGGGCTCCAAGGGCAGCGTCAGCTGCACCGGTGGCGAGGGCGCGGGCGCCGAGTCGAGCGCCGAGCCCGAGCGCGCCGAATCCCGGAACCAGCAAACCCGCCGCAACATCGGGCAGCACGCTGCCAGCTTGCGCCCACCCGCTCTCCATAAGCGCCGCATCACGCGCGCGCTTCTCCTCCACTTCCTCAGGGGTAGCGGCGCCCATCATCTGACGGCCCCCCAGCCACAGGTCGCTAAGCCGCGCGCCGGCGCCGGCGGCGATCTGCCGGGGGATGCTCATCTCCGCGACGTCCTTCTGCTGCGTGCGGAACGCGGCCAGCGGTGCGCCCCCCGCTGCCGTCACGACCTGCTCGGCGGTGGCCCCGGCGGCTAGGGCCTGCCGGGTACGCTCGGCGGTATCCTCGCGCTCGGACAGGCGCCTCACGATATCCTCCGCGCTGACGCCTGCCTGCAACGCCCTCAGGACGCCCTGCTCAACTGCGCTGCGGTCGTACTGTGCCATGGGCTTCTCCTTGATGGGTTGGGGGGCTACCTTGTTGAGATACGAGCGCGTCTCCTCGAGCGTAGGCTCCCCACCAGCGGCGACCAGCCGGCCCTGGCGCGTGCCCCCATTGTAGTGGGCCAGGGCCGCACGGACGTCGCCCCCGTACTGCCCGACCAGTTGGCTCAGGTACGCGGCGCCGCCCCGCACGTTCTCGTACGGGTCGTGCGGGTCCGTGACCCCCGCGGCCCTGGCCGTCGCGGGCATCAGCTGCATCAGCCCCCGCGCTCCCTTGGGGGAGACGGCCGTCGGGTCGCCAGAGCTCTCGGTCCGGATCACGGCGGCCAACAGCCCTGGGGGCAGGCCGTGCGCCTGCTCCGTACGTCGCACGTACTCCTGGAACCCAGGGGAGGACAGCACGGTGGGCATCAGAAGAACCGCGCTGCGGGGTTCTCGCCCCCACCGTCACCGGGGGGCGTAGTGCCACCCCCGCCGCCCAAGATGCGCGGACGGGGGGTGTTGAAGCTGGCGCCGCCGCCGCGCTTCCTGAACTCCGCAAGGGCCTCCGGGTGAGCACCCGCGTGGACGTTCTCGACTTCCGCCTCCACCGTGTCCAGGATGCGTTGCCAGCCCTTGATGAAGTCTTCGTCAGTGCGCAGGAGCCCCTGCTGGATGGAGTTCTGGAACCGCTCGGCCTCCTGCTTGGTGACCGCCAGACCCGACTGCGCCGCCAGCATCGCGTTGGTGACTTTCATGACCGCAGCCTTCAGGTCCTTGCCCTTCTGCGACAGGAGGAACCCCGGCGTTACGGACTGCAGCACGCCGAAGCCGGGGACGTCGCCCTTCAACCTACCGCTCCGCGGGTCGCGGGACAGGCCGAGTTTGTCCAGCATGCTATTGACTTCCGCCACCGCCGTCGTGACCTGCGGCAGGTTCGCCGCCCTGGCCCTCGCGCTGAGTTGCGCGACGTCCTTCTCCAACGCCTGTTGGCCCTTGACCGAGTACGCGGGGACCGGAGCGCCCATGCCAGCGCCGCGGGGTTGTGGTGCGTAGGGGCTCGGCGCCTCCGCGGGAGCGGGAGCGGGAGCGGGAGCGGGAGCGGGAGCGGGAGCGGGAGCGGGAGCGGGAGCGGGAGCGGGAGCGGGAG